TCAGAAGAAGAGCAGGCATTATTAGAAGAAGTCCTAAATACTTTACCAGAGATAGAACGTTCAGTTTACATATCTATTTATGGCAAAGGCAACACTCAAGAGCAGACTGCAGAGTTTATTGGCATACCGTGTGGATCAGTTGATTATCGTCTGAAGAGAGCGCAAAGCTTAATAGACCATCAACTATTATACGGTAAACAAATAGCTTTACTGTAATCATTAGGTAAAAGCGAGTAAGAAGTAAAAGGAGGTGGCATTCATGCTATGAACTGGGAAGCGATAAGAATCGAGTTTGAAGAAACGACTATAACGATGAAAGCTCTCGCGGAAAAGCATGGTGTTAAACCTGCTACTTTACGAAGCAGAAAGAACCGTGAGAAATGGGTGCAACGCAACGCTAAAAAGGTTGCAACGAAAAAGGCAACGCAACGCAAGAACGTTGCAAGAAAGAAAGCAGAAAAGATTATAGAGGGTAACCATGAATTAAAAGGTTGGGAAATGGAATTTTGCTATGAGTATCTAAAAGAATTTAATGCGACTAAAGCATATAGGACTGTTAGGGATGTAACGTATAATACTGCAGCTACAGAAGGCATGAGAGCCCTTAGAAAACCCTATATACAGGAAGCTATTAAAGATATAAAGAAAGAAACGAATGCTGATTTATTGATAAGCGTTGAAGATATAAAGAAAGAGTATCTCAAACAGTCATTCGCTAACGTAAATGATTATGTTGAATATGGTTCACATGAAATAGTGGTTAGTGATAAGCACGGTAATCAGTTGGTTGATGTTGATGGAAACCCGGTCACCTATAAAGATTCGTTTATCCACTTTAAAGATATGGACGAGATAGACGGAACGTTGATTAAAGAAGTCAGAATGGGTAAAGATGGGCCAGTCATTCAGTTATACGATAAACAGAAAGCTATGCAAGAGTTGCTGAAATTAATGAGCAATGACGGTCCAGGTGGAACAGAGAAAGTAGTCTTCTTGAGTAGTGAAGAACAAATGAAACAATGGATTACTGAAAACGGTGATTCAGATGGTGATTAAAGTAAACGATCCATTTAAGAAGCTGAACCCTAAATTTTATTCGTTATGGATGACTAATAAATCAAACAACTTAGTCAAGGGTGGACGGTCCAGCACGAAGTCATCTGTTGTTAGTCAAAAGCTTGTAGAAAAGAAAATGAAGTATCCAATGGGCAACGCGGTCATTTTGCGTAAGGTTGCAAATACGTTGCGTAAATCAGTTTATTCTCAAATACAATGGGCGCTAATTGATGCAGGCGTTGCAGACCAGTTTCTGTTTCAAAAGAACCCGTTGCAAATCATTCATAAAGAATGGGGAACAGGCTTTCACTTTAGTGGAGCTGATGATCCAGAGAAACTAAAGTCATTAAAGATTCCTATTGGATACATTCAAGATTTGTGGTTAGAAGAAGCCGATTCATTCGATAGTGTGGAAGAAGTCGATAAGATTCAAGACACGTTCATTCGTGAGGATTTGCCGGATGGTAGAGAAGTTCAGACATGGTTGACTTGGAATCCTCCAAAGAACGCCTATCACTGGATAAATGAATTTGTAGAGAAGAATCGTAACAACAAGGACTTTCTTATTCATCATTCAACTTATATGGACGATGTAAGAAATTATAACTCGGCCCAAATAAAAAGGAAGATAGAAAACTACCGTTTGAATGATATCGATTATTGGCGCTGGATGTATAAAGGCGAAGTAATCGGCATGGGTGATAACGTCTATAACGTATCAACGTTCCATCCTATTCACGAGTTACCAGATGATGATAGATTAGCTGGTTTATTCTTTTCAACCGATACAGGTCATCAAGTATCAGCTACAACAACACTTGCTTTCGCGTTGACTGTTAAACAAAACGTTATCTTGCTAGATACTTATTACTACAGTCCAGAAGGTAGGACGGTTAAGAAGGCACCTAGTGAGCTAACAAAAGAGTTGCATGACTTCTATGAGAAAGTAAGAAAAGAATATAGTTTACCTATCTATCAGAAAACAATTGATTCTGCTGAAGGTGGTATTCGTAATCAATACTTCTTAGATTACGGCGAAAGGTTACATCCAGTCGCTAAAGGTAAAAAGGTAGATATGATTGACTATGTGCAGGACTTATTGGCACAAGGTCGATTCTTTTATTTAGACATACCAGATAACAAGATATTTATTGATGAACACAAGAAGTATCAATGGGATGAGAAGTCTTTAAAGAAAAATCCAGATAAGCCAGAAGTAATTAAAACTGATGACCATACTTGTGACGGGTTCCAATATTTCGTGAAGGATAATTTACAACAGTTAGGACTTAAATATTAGGAGGAATATAAAATGATATATAAAAAGAAACCGATAGAAATAGAAGCGATTCAATGGACGGGCGATTTAGATAGTTTTACCGAATTAGTAAATTTTGCAAACGTTACTCAATATAGTCAAATAACCACTGCGCAAGATATGATTGACGACACGAACGAAAGCAATTGCATCTATATCCATACACTCGAAGGAGAAATGAGGGCAAGTGTAGGCGACTATATTATAAAAGGTATTCAAGGAGAATTTTATCCATGCAAACCAGATATATTCGAACAAACGTATGAATTAGTAGAATAGGCGGTGGTTGAATGTTTGCAAAGACAATAGCAACAGTAAAGGGGTGGTTATCAAAAATGGGATTAATTAAGCAGTTAGCAGATGTTAGTGAGCATAAAGGTTTAGTCGTGAACGAAGAAGCCTATTCGCGTATTGCAAAGAATAAACAAATCTATGCAGGTTTTGTTGACGAATGGCATAAGGTTTCTTATCGGACATCCGAAGGAGTATCTAAAACTAGAAACATGCTTACTTTTGGCATGGGTAAAGTATTAGCCGAAAAGATGGCAACATTAATATTTAACGAGAAAGCACAAATTAATATTGATGACGACAAGGCCAGTGAGTTTGTATTAGATGTATTAAACAGCAATGGATTCCATAAAAACTTCCAACGATACCTGGAATATGGTTATGCGTTATCTGGAATGGCGGTAAAAGTTTATCAATATGACGGCAAAGTTAAATTAGCTTATGCGGTTGCTGATGCCTTTTATCCATTATCGAACGATAGCGAAAACATAGATGAAGCACTGTTCGTGAGCGAAGAGTTCAAAGATGGTAAATACTATACCTTGCTTGAATGGAATGAGTGGGAAGGTCCTGTTTACGTCATTACAAATGAATTGTTTATGTCTGAAACAAAAGGTGAGCTAGGAATTAAAGTTCCGCTGGCCACGCTATACGAGGACCTAGAAGAAAGAACGCCTATCAATAAGTTGAGACGACCCTTATTCGTTTACTTCAAATTAAATTCTGCAAACAACAAAGATATGACTAGTCCATTAGGCATCAGTATCTTTGAAAACAGCTATGACACACTTTACATGCTGGACTACCTTTATGACTTTTGGCATAACGAATTTCAGTTAGGTAAACGTCGAATAGCAGTAGACAGAGCTATGATTAAACCTTTTATTGATGTTAACGGTGATCAGCGAACAGCCTTTGACCCAGAAGAAACTGTTTTTACTACTGTGAATGCTGAGAACATGGATGTAAAAGATTTATCTGTTGAATTAAGAGCGGATGACATCATATCTAGTATTAACGCATTGCTAGACATCTTATCTATGCAAGTTGGATTTAGTTCTGGAACGTTTAACTTTGATGGTAAGAGCATGAAAACAGCTACTGAAGTCGTTGCAGAGAACAGCGCTACATTCCAAACTAAAAACAGCCACGAAACATTAGTTGAAGAAGGCATAAAAGAATTAATCACGACTATTGTTGACGTTGGTAATTTATATAGCTTATATACAGGAACGAATGATTTTGAAGTAGCGATTGATTTTGATGATTCGATTGCACAAGATAGAACCGAAAACATGAACTACTACTCATCTGCTGCAGGTCAAGGATTGATGCCTAAATTGATTGCTATTCAACGTATCTTTGATGTTCCGAAAGAGACAGCTCTCGAATGGATAAAAATAATGGATAAAGAATCTGCTATAAACGTAGACACAAATGCAACGGATCTATTCGGAATTGGTGCAACTAATGTAGGACGTGATTAATTATGGTCCAAACAAGTTTATTTATTGAAAGACTCTATCAACAAATCGAATACGAAATGTTGCAGAATATCGGTAAAATCATCGGAAACGGTGAAGGAATAGATTCAGAGGATGTAGTTAATTGGCAAGTTAGCAAATTAAGAGACTTGGGTCTCTTAAGAACAGAACAAATAAAGGTATTGTCTAAATATTCTGGAATGACGGTCAAACAAATGCAGAATTTCATTCATGAAGAAGGCATTGCTGAAATTGAAGCGTTTGACGGTCGATTGACCGGATTGTATAAAGCAGGCGTTGACTATATTGAACCAACTAACACTGTTTATACCCGCTTACTTGCTTTAGAGAATCAAGGCGCCGATGTAATGAACATGGTTAATTCAAACATGATTAGCGGTAGCGAACAAGTATACAAAGACATCATAACAAAGGCATCTGCTGAAGTTCTGACAGGTAACGCAACTCTTTCTCAGTCCATGATTAAAACAGCAAAGGAATGGGCTGAATTAGGCGTACCTGTCTTGATTGATAAAGGCAACAGAAGATGGAGTGCTGAAGCTTATACAAATATGGTTATTCGCAATACTCAAAAGAATGTAGCAGTATCCATGCAAGAAGGTAGGATGGACGATTACGACATTGACTTAGTTGAGATAACAAGTCATGCGGGTTCTCGTCCAAGTCATGTTGATTATCAAGGGCGTATCTATTCAAGAAGTGGCAAGAGTAAGAAGTATCCAGCTTTAAGCAGCACGAGTTACGGATTGATTGATGGGATCGTGACAGGAATCAATTGTTCTCATTTGATGTATCCGTTCATCAATGGTTTGTCTACAAAACGAAATGAACCATACAACAAAAAGGAATCAGAAGAGAAGTATATAGAATCACAGCGACAACGACAGATTGAAAGGAATATTCGTAAAGCTAAAAAAGAGAAAGCCATGTTAGAAGCAATGAAAGTGGACGATAACGAAATCAAGTCTGCTACAGCTAAAATTAGTAAGCGTCAAAAAGAAATGCGTGATTTTATCGATGATACTAATAGAACTAGAAAACGCTCAAAAGAACAAATCGTAAAAGTGTAGGTAAGAGCGATTAATAAGTGAAGAGCTAAAAAATAGACAGACAGAGAGGAAGATAGAACATGATTTTACAAATAAACGAAGTTATCGAAGAAGAACATGTAGAAACGTATATTGGAGAAGTTGATAAGGCAGGTTTTGTAGATGATCGCTTATATTACAATAAAAAAGGACTTTCACATGAAATTGATTATTCAAAAGGAGATTTAAAACAAATTTTCTTGCTGAATGAGAACGGTAAAACTATAAAAGGAATTTACGGTCTATCTAAATTTAAAGAGTGATAATACAGAAATGTAAATGAAGGGGTGAAAAAGTGGGTAATGCAGTGGATTTTAAAGAAATCAAACGTAAGAATGAACGCGGAATGAGTAATAACGAGTTCTTTGATAATTCTAAGAAAGTTTTGATTGATAGCAAGACTGTTGTAATCGTTGCATTGAGTGAAGAAGGGATAATTACTACCTACCGTACATCTGATTCACAACTAGAAGCTTTAGGAATGATTGATGTTGCTAAGGACCAACTGCTGAATGATATGGAATTGTAAATAAAGCTTAATACTCGTCCTTGTTCAAGACGTTAAAAGGTACGCCCATCGTGGACGTTACCACGTTAAACAATCGAAAGGGGAAACAACAAATGAATAGAGAATTTTTAGAAGCTTTAGGTTTAGAGAAAGAAACGATTGATAAAATCATGGGAGAGCACGGGAAGAGCGTTCAATCGGTTAAAACTAAAGCAGAGGATGCGCAAGCTACTGTTGATGGATTGCAATCGCAACTAGCTCAACGTGATAAAGATATCGTTGAATTAAAGAGCAAGAGCGGTTCAAGTGAAGAAGTGCAAAAACAACTTGAAGCGTTGCAAGGAAAGTACACAGAAGAAACAGAAGATTTACAGAAACAAATCTCTAAAACTAAGTTAGATTCTGCAATTGATTTAGCACTAGCTAAGAACAAAGCGCGTAATGGTAAAGCGGTGCGTGCGTTGCTTGAAACGGATAAGTTGGAATTGTCAGATGAAGGCGTAAAAGGTTTGGAAGAACAACTTGCTACCGTTAAGACTGATAACCCTTATTTATTTGAAGAAGAAGAGGAAAATACTAATCCTAACTTCTCAAGGAACGGCAATCCAGGAAAGAAAATAAAAGATACCGGAGCTTTCGGCGCAATAGCTGAAAAATATAAAAAATAGAGGAGTTAATATATAATGGCAATTAAAATGTATACAAAAGAATATGCTGGTATGTTTAAAAACATTTTTGAAAGCAAATCTAGATTCTTACGTACTTTCGGAGGATCTATTCAAGTCATGGACGGGGTAAAAGATACAGATAACTTCTTGCATCTTAAAACAACTACCGCTGACGTAGTTATCCAAGCTTATGATACAGGTGCGAACATTGGCTTCGGTACAGGAACGGGTAAATCAAGTCGCTTTGGTAACCGTAAAGAAATTAAAGCCGTCGATACTGAAGTTCCTTACGAAGCGCCTATGGCTATTCACGAAGGTGTAGACAGCGTAACGGTTAATGATATTCCTGACCAAGTAGTAGCGGAACGTTTAGAAGCACAAGCATTGGCTTGGGTTGAGCACGTAAATACATTGCTTTCTAAAGCGATTTCTGACAACGCGAGTGAAGTTTTACCTGGAGAATTATCTTCTACAAGTATTTCTGGAGTTTTTGCAACCGCTCGTAAAAAGTTTGTTAATAACAAAGTATCTCGTAGTGTCCCTTGGGTTGCTTACGTTAATACTGATGTTTATAACTTCTTAGTAGATGGAGGGTTAGCAACAACTGATAAAAACTCTTCTGCTAATATCGATGAACAATATTTGTACGCATTCAAAGGGTTTTTGTTAGAAGAAACGCCTGATGAGTATTTCCAAGCAACTGAACAAATCATGTTTGCTGCTGACGGAACAGGGGTAGTCGGAACTGGTATTTCAATGGTTCGCACAATGGATTCAGAAGACTTCTACGGTGTGGCTATTCAAGGTGCTGCTAAGTATGGTAAATACATCCCAGATGCAAATAAGAAAGCTATCTTAAAAGCTAAATTGACTGAACCAGTTCCTGTAGTTTAGGAACTGGTTTCAAATAAAAAATAGGAGTGATTTGATTGGTTTATGAAGTAACTGCTAAATTTAAAGATATCAAGGATGGAAAAATATATGAAATTGGTGACAAGTACGATAAAGAGCTAACAGAAGAGCGTACAGTAACTTTGAGCACAAAAGCTAATGCTTATCAAACTGTATTTCTCAAGTTGATTGAAGAAAAAGAAGATGGAGAAGAAGACAGAGAAGACGTAAAGGAAGAAAAAAAGAAGAAGTAGGTGGTTAGCGTGATCTATACTACACCAGATTATTATAAAAGTGAGTATGAGGGTATTGAAGTGAACGCTGAATTGCTACCAAAATTAATCAAGAGAGCCAGTCGGGATATTAATTCCTTGACTGGCTTTCGTATTCGTTTTGGTGAAATGTCAGCAACTAACCAGATGCTCGTGCAACAAGCTGTTTGCGCTCAAGTTGAGTTTTTGGCTATCAATGGAGAATCATCTTCAACAGTTTTAGAAGGCGGTGGTTCAGTCTCTATTGGTGCTTATAGCGAGAGTTCAGCTTCAAAAGGAACTGCAAGTAATCAGCAATCATCAATCCATGCAGAAGGAGTTTTGAATTATCTTTTCGCTGCCGGGTTAATGTATGCAGGAGTTGATTACATTGGCTAAACCAATTCAAAAGAGATTGTTGATTCATACGGTTATTTATAAAGAAAAGCAAGCTGATGATGGTTGGGGAAACGAATATAAGGAACCTGTAATAATTAATCAAGTTAGGATAGAACCTAAGACAAAACTTGTACGTTCCAATACAGGTGAGAGTGTAGAAAGCACGACAACTATTTTTTGGGATTGCGTATTTAGTAGTCCAGCTACTTTTATTAACGGCTCTAAAATAACGTTTGAAGGAATCGAATACGAATTAAGACAAACGGATAAGTTCTACGATGCTGATAGATTGCACCATTTAGAATTGAGGGTGATTTAATGGGCGTTAAAGTTAAATCTGATTTTTCAGGTGCTTTAAAAAAAGTCAACAAAAAAATAGAGAAAACTCAATTCATACTAGATCAACAAATTGTAAAAGATTCTAATAACTATGCACCTTTCGCTGATGGATTGTTAATTGGAAGTGCATTAATAGCATCTGAATTTGGCAAAGGTAAATTGATTTGGGATACACCATATAGTCGCAAATTGTACTGGAATCCACAATATAACTTTAGTACGGATAAGAACCCTCAAGCTGGTGGAATGTGGTTTGAGAGAGCCAGAAGTGCACACTTAAGCGAATGGATTGCATTGGCTAAAAGTGAGGTGAACAAGTAATGTTTGAGTTTTATAAGTCTTTAAGAATGCACATGGAATCGAATATGGTCTTGTTCTCAACCGTTGCATTGAACGGGTTAACAACTAATCCGAAAAGCATATCAATCGGCTCTATGCCTTCTCCATTGGGAAGTAAGTACTATGATGATAAAAGAGAAAGGATCGTTCAGATTCAAGTGCTAGTCAAAAGTACTGACCCAAAAGAAGCAATGGATACAGCAGAATTTATTGATAGCTTTCTGGATGATTCTTCATTTTTAGTTGCAGGTTATAAAGTTAATAGTTGTGAAACTTATGTTCCACCATCTTATTTAGAGAAAACAGCAAACAGCGAATACATTTACACAGCTGCTTACAGAGCAGAAATTATGAAGGAGTGATAAGGATGGCAAGAAATAAAAACGCGTTACGTAAACATGAAATAGCACCTTGGATGGCAGAACCACCTATTACAGGATATTTAGAATTTGCTACTTGGATTACGTCTATCACAGATGATACGGATGAAGAAGTTGACGACACAGGATACTACGACGGAGATGGCACTCCGGGCAATGAAGTTATTTCACTTTCTGAAGTGTGGACGGTTGAAGGAACTTATGACGTATTAGATCCCGCTCAAAAATTTATTGCTGATATGAAGCGTAAATTAGGTGCAAGTCGTAAGATTTGGCACAAAATCACTTACGTTGACGGAACAGTGGTTGAAGGACCAGCAAACGTTACAGGTATTGTCGCAGGTGGCGGTGAAGCTACAGAATACGAAGCGTTTGGATGTGTTCTCAATTATACTCGTATCCCAACAGTAACGCCTGCAGTACCAGTAGTTTAAAAATAGAAAGGTTATCCGAAAAGGGTAGCCTTTTTTTATTTGAAAAATTAGGAGGAATTTAATCATGGCAATAAAAATTCAATTAGGTAATTCATTAGTAGATGTTGATTTAGGTGGAAAAGTTTTTGAAGCAGATATTTCAGATAAAAATGTAGAGAAATTCACTAATGCAGTTGCTTCAATGGAGAACTCATTAGATAAATTCGATAACGCTCAAACAGAACAAGATGTTTTTGACATTTTGACAGAGGAATTCAGAGCGGTATTAGGTATTTTATTTGCAGAAAACCCTTGTGACTATATTTTAACTAAAGTTGGCCGTGCTACTGGTCTTGTGGATGTTGTCATTGACATAAGAGAAGGCATTACGCATCAATTAGGAGTATCCGCAAAACAAAAAATCGCTAAATATACAACTAAACCTAAAGATAAACAGAAAAAGAAAAAATAGAAGGTGGTTAAATGCTTTCACTAGGTTATCCATTAGAAAATGAAATAGAAATAAACGGCAATATTTATCCGGTTGATATGTCATATGACAATATTATCCGGTTATTTGACTTGTTGGAAGACAAGGATATTGACAGTTTAAGCAAAGTGTTTATCGGAATGACAATGCTTTTAGATTGCAATGTCTTAGAGGAAGATGAAAGTTGCGACGAAGAAACGCTTATATCTGCTTTCTTAACTATTCGAACAGAATTTATCATTGAAGAATCTAACGTTGAAGAGCCTAAAGATTTAAAAGGGAATCCTTTGCCACAACCCAAGAGCAAGGAAACTTACTCTTTAAAGCATGATGCTGATTACATATACGCGTCTTTCATTCAAGCGTATGGCATTGATTTGATTGAGGTTAGAGGAGAATTGGATTGGAGAAAGTTTAATGCACTACTTCAAGGATTGCCTTCAGATACTAAATTCAAAGAAGTGGTCGAGATTAGACAAAGGCCTTTTGAAAAAGGTAAAGGTACTCAAGATTCAAATAGAAGCTTAGCTAAATTAAAAAACACATATGCGTTACCAGGTCAAAACGTGGAAGTAGGTGAGTAAATATGTCAGATGGAAAAGTTCTAATAGAGGTGGATTTAAATGATGATGGTGTTAATAACGCTCTTAAAAGGGTAGAAAACGATGCTATAAACAGTGGTAGTAAAATCGGAAGGTCAGTATCAAAACTTTCTGAACAGTCGCTGGACGTGGCAAAGAAAGCCGCTTTAGGTATCTTAGCTATTGGCGGAGCATTCGCTGGTTTCAGTATTAAATCAGCTGGTGAGTTGCAAGCAACTAATGCACAATTTACAGAAGTATTTGGAAAAATGGAAAAAGATGCTTCTAAAAGCGTTGATAAAATAGCTAAAGAGACAGGGATACTACCTAGTCGTTTAAAAGGAACCTTTACGCAAATGGCTGCTTTCGCTAAAGTTGGTGGATTAGAAACAGCAGAAGCGCTTGACCTTTCAGGAAGAGCGACCTTAGCGGCTGCAGATAGTGCAGCGTTCTATGACAAGTCAATAGAATCAACTACCGAATCGTTGCAGTCGTTTTTGAAAGGGAACTATGCTAATGATGCTGCATTAGGTATTTCTTCAACAGAAACAACTAGAAATGCAGCGGCAAATAAACTGTATGGTAAATCATTTAATGATCTAGAAGAGTCTCAAAAGCAGTTAACATTATTAAAAACGGTTGAAGATGGGAATAAACTTTCTGGTGCGTTAGGTCAAGCAGCAAGAGAAACAGACGGCTTAGAGAACGTTATGGGTAACTTGAAACAAGGGGTTATAGACGTAGCGGCCGCTTTTGGTACGCCACTATTAGGACCGTTCATCGTAGCTGCTAAAGCTGCCGCTAAGGTCTTAGGTGATTTCGGAAAAGCTTTGACAGCAAACCCAGCGTTAGTTTATGCAATCGTCGGAGCGTTAACAACATTAGCAGTTGCCTTTGGAACAGTTTATTTAGCAGCTAACAAAATGAAAATACTAGCATCGGTAAAATCTGGTTTAGCCGTTTTAACCAATCCGTTATTCTTAGTAGTATTAGCGATAGGAGCTTTAATCACAGCTTTTGTATACTTTTATAAAACTAGCGAAGGATTTAGGAATGCTGTAAACAAAATAATCGCTCCATTGAAATCGTTGGTACCAGTTTTTAAGAATATAGGAAGTGTTATGAAAATTATCGGAAGTATTATGAAGGCATTTTTTACAGATATGCAGCAAGTAGGAAAATTAAACGGAATGTTGCATGAGATACTACCAAAAAGTGTGGCTGATTCTATATTTAACGGTGTAATGAAAATTACTCATACCATTTACTATTTGATTAATGCTTTTAAAGTAGTGGCTGGTGTTGCTAGCGGATCTATTTCTAACATGGAAGATTTAGGTAAATTATTACCTAAGATTTTTGACAAAGGCGGACGCTTTAGCGAAACGTTTTCTAAACAATTATTTGATGTAGGTAGCGCAATAAAATCTGTCATATCTTTCTTTAAGGATTTATTTAACCCAACTAAAAAAGCAGGAGAATCAATAGATTTCGTAAAAATAGGATTTATGATTTTAAAAACTGTCGCTTTGGGGCTATTAGGACCAATTGGTTTAGTGATACGAGTGATTGGCCTTGTTGCTAAAGCTTTAGGCGGTGGCGATGTAAAAGCGGGTATTCAAGCTATGTTAGATGGTTTCACGTCTTTAGCTGATGGTATAAGAGATAACGGTGGGAAAGTAGGCGCTAGTGTTGGCGACATGTTAGCGGGAATATTAATTGCTATCGGTGCAGCGTTACCTGGTATTATATCTGGTGCTTTATCGATTATTGCTGGATTCATAACGGGACTGGCTCAAGGATTACCGCAAGTAGCTTTTGCAGCGTTTAGATTAATAAATGCTTTTACCGGAAGTATGTTGTTACTGATTCCTACAATTGCTGCATCCGCAACACTAATGATCGTGGCTTTGCTTGGGAGTTTAGCGGCGGGTTTGCCACAAATAATACTAGCAGGTGTCAATTTGCTTATATCATTTATCGCCGGTTTAACAATTGGAATACCAAGATTCGTATTAGCTGTAACAAATATAATTGTTGTATTTCTAAATAGTATTTCAAATAATTTACCTCGTATCATAGCAGCCGGTATTAATTTATTGGTTTCATTTTTACAAGGTATCACAGACAACTTACCTAAATTAAGCGCAACAGTAACGACGTTAATCACTACATTTTTAAATACCTTATCTGATAATCTACCTAGAATTATTGCAAGTGGATCTAATTTGCTTGTTAAATTCTTAAATGGAATTGCAGATAATTTACCGAAAGTAATTACCGCAGCAGTCAATGTGATTGTTTCATTCTTAAATGGAATAGCGAACAACTTACCTCGTATCATAACATCTGCAGTCAATTTGATTGTGGCTTTTTTACGTGGTATAGCTAGTCAGATTGGCAGAATTGTGAACGCAGCTATGGACTTAGTAGATGCAATGGTTAGAGGAATATTACAAGCTCAAGGCAGATTATCAAAAGCTGTTATTGATTTAATGAACGGAATGGCCAAGAACATAAATAACAGCGCTCCTCAAATGAAAAAGGCAGCAGGCAATTTACTAAGAGCCATTATCGAAGCTTTTCCTGGCGGCGGTTTAGTAACAGCTGGATTTGATTTAATGGCTGGATTGGCAAAAGGTATTGGCAATGCGGTTGGCGGAGTAATATCAAAAGCGAAAGAAGTTGCCGGTAACATTGTCGGTGCTGTTAAAGGAGCTTTCAAAATACATTCTCCTTCACGTGTTATGGAAGATGAAGTCGGTAGATATATACCGGAGGGTATAGCAGTTGGTATGGAAGGTAATACAAGCAAAGCAATTAAATCAGCCAGATTAATGGCAAGTAAAGTTGTTAGTTCTATCCCCACTGCTGAAATGGCAATGGGAATAAACGCTAAAATGAGTACCAGCATGAACCGTGCTTCATCAGGCAATGTAACAAATAATAATTATTCAAATGATGATAACAATAATGAAATAGTAAACTTATTAAGAGAAATTGCTGCTAAACCATTCGTCGCAAACATGGATGGAAAAAGAATTAGTAAAGCTATTGGAAGAGAAGTAGATAGAACACAAGGTGAAAGAATCAAGCGGTCAGATTGGGGGTTAGAGATTGATGGGTAATAACATACACGACTACGGAATTTGGTTCAATGGTCACCATAGTACAGAGTTTGGACTTGACGTTTTAGAAGATAAACAGATTGGTTTTCCTAGTAAAAATAAAGCGTTAAGATCTGTTCCCCTTTCCAACCGTTCTTTTGATTTCTCTAAAGTAACAGGGAAAAATACTTGGACTGAAAGACAAATAAAAATACCTTTTCAAGTTGTTAATCGTCAATTTTATACTCAAGAAACACTATACAGTTTGTGGACGAAAGTTATGAAATGGTTAATGGAAACGACGGAAAAGACACGTTTATACGACGATACAATGAACAAGTATTATTATATGGCTGAAGTAATAGATGCGCCTAGCTTTGAAGAAATGAGAGCTAGGGGCGTTATTACTGTAACGTTCCAGTGTTATCCATTTAGAATAGCAGAGAAAAAAGAAGGTACTCAATTGTGGGATGATATAAACTTTGATCTCGACTACTTCCAGACTACTAAATTTGATATAAATAGAAAATCGTTCGAACCATTATCAATCGGTAGTCAAGCAACTTTAACAGCTTGGGCCACGCATTATGGTGGAGGCGTTAGAATACCAGTTAGTTCTTTAGGTGTCTCTTACAAGATAACTGGTTCCAAAGATTTCGTAACAAGTTACAGCAGAAGAGCATACATGCTCGAAGGGTTAACGGAGTGGACTTTAGAACAAGATATTATACAAGCTCAACAAAGTGCTGAAATTTTAAAAATTTACAATCCTGGTATTGCTGAAGTTGTTCCGAAGATAACATCAAGAGAATTGATAAGTGTCATAATGAACGGTTATGTATTTAATATCGGAAAAGGAATACATCTATCTGAACTGTTTATGTTCGATCCTGGTATGAATGACATTAAAATAGTTAGCTTACATCCAACAACTGTTGATTTTGAGTTTTTCAAGGAGCTGATTTAATGTACCAAGTTAAAATATATAATAATGGAACTGAAACAGAAATTCATTCTCCTAAACCTAACAGAATAAAAGTGTTGGAAGGTTCGAACATAAAGAAAGGGATTAATACCTTTGAATCGTTCGAGCTTTCAATATTGCCAGACAATCCTGGATTTCAAAAATTGACTCCAATGCAAACTTTAATTACGGTACAAGATACCTTGAGAAACAAAGAGGTATTTAGAGGCAGGGTCCTCATTCCTTCAAACGAAATGAATGAGGACGAATCGTTTAACTACGACTATGTTTGCGCTTCTGTTTTAAGTTATTTGCAAGATACTATTCAAGACTATGCTAAGATTCAAGATACCTCACCTGCTGATTTTTTTATATATTTAATCAATGTTCATAATTCAAAAACACGAGAAAATCATAAAAAATTTACTGTTGGTACTATTGATGTTACGAACAATACGGATAATGTATATAGGTATGTTGATGAAACAAAAACTACTTGGGAAACAATAAAGGAAAAGTTAATAGATAGAATTGGTGGAGAAGTTCGCGTTAGATACGAAAATGGAATTAATTATATTGATTACTTGAAAGTTGCTGGTAAGAAATCTAAAACAACTATTGAAGTAGAACATAATATGCTTTCTTTTAACAAAGAAATTGATCCTACAGAAGTCATAACTGTTTACTATCCGAGAGGGGCAAGACCAGAAAGCACGCAGAGCGGAGCAAGCGTGGACGATTATAATGCAGCAGAACCTAGATTGACAATAGAATCTGTAAGCGGCGGAAAGGGTTACTTACTAGCTACTCAAGAAATGATAAATGAGTTTGGATATATTGAGGGGTCCGGTACTTATGATGGGATAAGCAATGCACAAATACTGAAAACAAGAGGCCAACAATTTTTAGATAGTCAAAAGGCAGCTTTGGTTAAGTACCAATTACAAGCTTTAGATTTATCATTATTAGATATTGATCCAGAAACATTTGAAGTTGGTAATTATCACGAAGTTAAAAATAAATATTTAGGCGTTAGAGAAAACCTAAGAATCGAAGGAATAACGTTAGATATCATTAATCCAGAAGTTTCTAGCTTGACTATTGGAGACAAAACAAAGTCATTAAGTGATTATCAAAAAGAGGTTAATGCTGCAAATAGAGCCTATAAAGAAATACAAAACACTATAGCAGAAATTAGCCGTAATAACATTACTTTAGGCGCATCTTTAAAGCAAGCTAAAGAGGATTTAGCAGGTATTCAACAAAATTTAGTTGATGTTGATCTAAATAACCTACCAACAGAGCTACAAAATATCGTGTTGCAGTTAGATACAATACAAGGGACTGTTTCAGATATTGAATTAGCTGTTGGAGAAATACCTATCTATTTACCAGCAAGTAGCACTAATAACGGTTTGTTAACCTCTGAGCTGTTTATGAAGTTAAGCAGTATCCAATTAGCGACTAAATTAATAGATGGGTTATTAAGCAAAGAAGATAAAAAGAAAATTGATGAGATACCGTTAGATTTAAAAGCAAGATTAGAGACACTCGAAGGGAATTGATACAATTGGCAGTTAATCCAGACATTAAAGTAATGACCGATGAAATAAGAAATCAACCTGATGCGGATAAAGTTAGAAAAAATATAGCTAATGGAATGGATGCTACAAGTAATATTGCTGATATTTCAAATCAGATTAGTGAAGATTCGAAAGCAACATCTTTAGCAATACAAGAAAGATATGAAGAACAAATATTAGCACAAGATTTAAACCCAAATAAGGATCCCGAACTAGTAGACTTAAGAGGTGGGAAAGCTACTGCGGGAGAAAGAATTACTCAATTTGAACAACAAACTAATTCGCAGTTGGCACATAATGTCAATAATCTTAATACCAGAGAAATTAACGTCATGTATCCACCAATTCCAATGGCTGGAGCAAAAGGTAATAATATAGAAAATGATACTTTGGCGTTTGTAGGTTGCATTGATTATTTAAAAGAAAATGGGGGAGGTGTATTAAGGGTTCCGGCAGCTATATATAAAGTCGATCCCGACCAACTCATATTGGGTAACTCGGTCATATTAAAAGGTGCGGGTAAAGGTCGATGGGGAGAAATGTTTGGTAGTATTCTTTTTTTTTCCTCTTATGCGGGAGAACAAGCTTTATTTGGAATACAAGTTGCCTATAACAAAATCGGTCAAGGTTTAGAAGATATTCGGTTAATTGGAAATAAATCAATCAGTCGCGGATTGATGGTCAGCGATGGCTCTTATAACAACACATTTAGAAATATTGACATAAAGGGTTTTTCTGATAGCGTCTATATTGGAGAAACTTGGAACAACATTTGGGAAAAAGTCACTGTAGATGATTTTATTAATGGTTTTAGAATAGAAGGTACGAATACTTCTAGTACATTTAGTGGTTGCCTTTCATATAACGGAGATACAGGCTTCAAAATAAATAGTAGCATGCCTTACTGTGGTTTTATTAATTGTGGTACAGACCATTCAAGCACAGGAGTAGAAATATCTACTGAAGCCAACGTATCAAATACAGGTTTTTACAACTTTGGATTTGAAGATTATGACATTTGTTGGAAAGTAGATTCCGAAACAACGTTAAATATATATGGTTTTAGCCAATATAAACCACGTTTTTCAGGTCGCTTGTTTTATATTTTTAAAAATAAACGTATTAATTTACATGGGTGTGACTTTACAAAATTAAAAGTTGGTACAAGATTATTTGAAATAAGCAATTTAACGACTTTTAAGGTTGGGTCATTAAGAAGTTATGGTTGTCAGTTTCAAGAGGGCGTTTCAGAAACACTTAATTTGGATAAAGTTGTCCAAGACGGGAATCTTCCATATGGATATTTGAAAAAAACACTGATTAAAGAAAAAACAATTAGATATGACGGGTATGTTGAAGGTATTTCATTTAATTACCGAGCTAATGTGCCAAACAATGGAGACTATGTCCGCCTTAACATTGATATACTAGGAGGCGCAAGTGGTGGCACAGCCTCCACAACGATAAAAAATGTTAATGGAGTTATAACTGCTACAAATAATATAGTCCCAAACGTATCTTTTGCAAGCTGGGCTGTAACTATCCCTTCAGGGAGAGGTGGTACTGTCACACCTACTGAGTACAGTTTCTATAAAGTTGAAGCTTTTGCATATGGAACAGGTGAATTAGCTTCAATCACTCAACTCAAAATAGCACCAGAATATTAAAATTATCAAACGAAAAAAACGGAGGAATACAATATGAATAACTTATTAGCTAATTTAACACCAACCAGACTATTTCTAGGAGTACCACAAACGTCAAAAATACAGGTTTATGCAGTTGCTCAATCGCGAAGCGTAATCGTAACACAAGCGATTCTGACAAATACAAGCGAGGTAGATACCGCTTTAAACTTAACTGTGAACACTACTGATGTAATGCGGGATTTCAAAGTAGCTTCAGGCGAAACAAAAATTATTGACTTATATATCGTATTAAATGAAGGTGACACTGTCTCTTTGCAGCAAGACAAAGAAAACGCCATTAACATTACTTTAAACGGTGCTGTTGGGTAAGAACCGTAATGCGAACTAGAAAAATATTCTATATATTGGTTGTATGATGCAATTAATATGTGTATATGGTAAAATATAACTAAAGTGGATGGCTCACCTGCACCATCGTAACCCCTCCAGGACAGACAGGTAAATTTGAGGGGGCTTTTTTTAAAAGTATAAAAAATAAGAAAAAGAACCTATCAATTGATAGATTCTTTATTAATTAACTCATTTAATTCTTTAATATAAGCAGAAACGCCTGTATAAATGACTTCCAAAGTATTTAATACTTCTTTTTGAGAATCACCAAAAGTTAATTTATAATAAAAATCAACATCATATTTTCTTACGTAAGGATGTGTTGCAGCAGTTTTTTCGTTAAACGGAATATTGCCGATAACTATGTTATCCTTTCCTGAGTCAAACGCTCCACAATCTATAAGTTTGTTACCTGATGTCGTTTCTAAATATTTAATTTGTATGCCTTTTTCTTTAATTGCTTGCTTAGATAAATTATTATGTTTATTTGAATTAACTAAATTATTGAACTCTTGCAACCATTTATTACTGTTATAATATTGCATTGATTCAATTAGTTTATAAACATCCGGATTACTAATGCTTAGATTCTTGAATTTCTTACTCATATTTTTTTCAAATTCTGTTTTACTCTTATTTAATGGAAACTGAGGCCTGTCAGCACAGTTTCTTCTTATGTCAGAATTTGAATTGTATTGATCTCTGCAATAAGTATCGAAAACAAAGTTTGCAGAATAATCTAATGGTGACCGTAAATTTTCTAGAGTGTTTTTAACATATACTTTTATAAAAGGTATCATGTTGGTGTCTTCTAATGACTTTGGAACTAAAGTTTCTAGATTTTCTAATGTTTCTTTTGATACGCTTAAACACGCATTAGAATCTTTTAGCCAGTTCATAATATCACCTCACTTTCTAATTCAATTATATAGCAAAGGGTGTAAAAAGATATGGGTGAAGAAAAACTTAAAATATTAACATATGAATTGTTAGAAAGATGGTATAACTGTGAATCAACACTTAACCAAGATTGGGTGACTTTCGAGAACCCTAATATACAAGATGAGACAGATGAGGATTACGAAGATTATAAAAGAAGAATAAATATAGCCTTGAACCATAATGCGAATTAGATGAAAATGAATGAAAGCGAGGTTGTCCAATTGTGGACAGCCTTTTTATTATGTAAAAAATTTAATTGAAAGTCGGTGATGAAGTGGAAAATACAAAGTTAAAAAAAGAATTAAAAAAGGCTTCGAATAAGAGGCCTAGTGACTTTTGGGGCACTCTGATTGCTGCGGTAAGTATTTTGTACGGAGAATTCATTTTTAGGGTGGATGGATATTTGGTTGCTAATGCTGAACCGTATCTAAGTGATCTACCAGAAAACATTATAGGAATACTATTAATAGTCATAGGTCTGTTTAAACTATTAGGTTTATTTCTACAATATAAACCATTTAAGAAGATGGGTATTTGGCTTTTAAGTGGTATATGGAGCGGACTATTTTTCGTTGCTTTGACCTATTCATTCGGCACAGGCTATCCTCATCCAACGTATGTATTCATTGGAATGATAGCAATAGGATGCTTTAGAGTATCGCTCAAAGGAGACTATGTTAAATGAGCTTGGAGTGGTTAGTCGGCATATTAATTGGAAGTGGAGGTGCAGGGGCAATACTTTCTGCTTATTTTACAAATAAAAGCAATAACCAAACTCATGAATTAAATCTACTGGATCGTGCAAGAAAAGAAATTGAGCGATTGGATATAAAGATAAAAGAGTTGGAAAAAGAAATTGAGGATAAAGAAGAAGAGAACGCCGAATTAAAAAAAGTCATAGATGACTTGAGACGTCGCAAGAATGAATTAGAACTAACAATAAAAAGGAGTGTTAAATGATGGAAGAACTACAAACAGCAATTCTAGGCGCATTAGGGGTCATACTATTAGCTTTAATAAGGAACGTCACCAATAAGGTGGTTTTCTATCTGGACAGCAAAGGCATTACGGAAAAACTCAACAGAAAGCAGTACTTAGTTGATATTGCTGTTAATGCTGCTGAACAGATTTGGCAGAACGAAGACGGTGCTACTAAACTAGCGAATGCTCGAACAGAGGCCATTAAGTTATTAAATGAGAACGGAATAAACATTACTTCTACAGAATTGCAAAACTTAATTGAAGCAAGTGTAAAAGCAATGAATGATGCGATTAACAGTACGAAAGTCGGAGTTATCAAATTAGAAGAGGAGGTAAAATAATATGAGTAAAGTTATCAAAATATTTCGGGATGATATAATTAACGGCATAGCAGGCAAACGTCAAGGTAAACCAAAGGGTGGAGTTTTTCATAATGATTATGGGGCAATGACACCAATGGAATACGCAGTTTGGTTAGTAAGGCGTAAAGTTTTAGAACAACTTAATAAAGGTTTCGCTCCATACTATATCAATAGTAAAGAGATCTTACGTTCAGATAATACAGGAAATAAGGCATGGCATACAGCAACTATTGAAGGTAACACATGGTATCTAGGTTATGAATCAACCCAAAGTTACTACGGTGTCCTTTCTGATGCCGAATTTATTCTGAACGAAAATATGACATTAAGACAAATGGCCGAAGACTTTCACTACTATAGTATAAAGCCTAATAGAAACACGGTGAGACTGCATAAAGAATTTTCTTCCACATCGTGTCCTCATAGAACTTGGGAATTACATGGTAAATCATTGAATGTAGTTAAGGACTATTTGGCTAACAAAGTGTCATATTATATGTCTCTTGGTAAAACGGTTGAAGAAATGTTAAATAAAGAAGGCTCGACTGTTAATTTACCATCTCTACCAGTTAATAATAATACACCTCAACCTTACGGAAAAACTTTAAAAGTCGGTAAGCAAGCAAAACAATGGCAAACAGGTTCTAATATTCCTGGTTTTGTCATTGGTGGAACGTATGACGTTATTGCTTCTAAACCAGTCAATCAGTCACGATCTAAAAAAGCTTACCTTATTGGTAAAGGTTCAATTGCTACAGGTTGGTTGCTAGAACAAGACGTAGAAGGATTCAAGACAGCCGGAGGAGGAAATACAAACAAACCTGCTGGTTACAGCAAGAACTACAACTTGCCAACAGGTGTGTATAGATACCGTAAAGGAGCAACCTATCAAATTGGTAACGATGTTCTAACTATTCAGAAAGCTCTATCAAGTATTTATTTCTATCCTAACAAATCAAAATCTAATAACGGTTGCGACAGTGTATATGGAAAGAATACAGCAGATGCAGTTAGAAGATTCCAATCAGTTCACGGATTGAAGGCTGACGGAGTATACGGACCAGCAACAGCTAAGAAACTAGATTCAATTGTAAATAAATAAAGTTAAAGACCCTATTCTTAATTGAGTAGGGTCTTTTTTTGTTTATAATTATTGAAACGTAACATATGGTTATAATAGGAAGGCTTTTTTTAAACAAGGTGCAGAGAAGGTGCATAAATATGTTAACTCATATTGTTTAGTATTGCTTTTAGGTTTCAAAAACCCTTATAAATCAATATTAGTGACTATACATTTACTCGTGTTTATTCGCGAGCGTTTAACTGGCAGCCAAAAGGTCAGGGGTTCGAACCCCCTTACTTCCATAAGCTAAGAACGTTTATACGACGGTGTTTGTTGCCGATTGTATAAACGTTTTTTTATGCAAATTTATAGAAAAGGTGCAGGAAAGGTGCATAACTTTAAAAAAGGTTCTTAAATGTATCGCCAGCACCTTGGTCAGCCTCTTTTAAAACATGAGCATAGATGTCCATTGTAGTACCTATTTTTTTGTGACCTAGTCGTTCTTGAATGACTTTCATGTTAACACCCTGATGAAGTAGCCAAGTAGCTGAAGAGTGTCTTAAATCGTGAAATGTAATGTATCTTAAATCATGACGTTTAATAAATCTGTTCCAACGTTGATAGAAAGAGGAGACACGTTTCGGTTTGCCCTCAACATTGCTGAATAAGAATTTATGTTTCGACCATTCATTGTCTATTCCGACGAAATCACGATCAGCTCTTTTATTAAACATGTGTCTTTTTATCATAACCATTAATCCATCTGGAACGGAAACTTCTTTAACTGTTTTTGTTTTAGTGTAATTTTGGAGAGTAGAACCAATTTTACTTTTATCAATAATCATTTGTTCAAATGTAATGGTATTTTTGGAGAAATCAATGTGCTTATCTTCTAACGCTGCAATCTCGCCTTCACGGCCACCAGTAGTGACAGCTATTGAAACAATAACCTGGTATTCTAACGGTTCTTTTTTTAATGCTTCAAACAACAATCCTATCTCATGAGTGTTGTAGGGTTCTGTCTTTTTAGAATAAACTCTTTCATCGGGACCAACATCTATTTTCTTAATAGGATTAGCGTCTATGAATTGCCATTCAGTGGCCAAATTGAAAACAGATGTAATAGAGAGTAAGGCATTCTTTTTTGTTTTGCGAGATAGACCACCTTCTTTGCCGTCTATTCGTTTTAAGTTATTAATGATGTTGACTATGTGCATTGTTTTAATATCTGCAACCATCATTCCACCAATGACAGGCAAGAATCTATTTTCTAACATATGCAAGTAAAGAGTAATAGTCTTATATTCCATTTTCTTTTCAGCATACTTTGGTAACCATTCATTATAGATAAAATCATCTAGCTTTATTTTAGTTGGTTTGTAATAATTTGATCCTTCTAATTCAACAATGAAATCACGTAACGCTTTTTCAGCTTGTCGCTCACTTTTAACACGAATGCTTTTAGTTCGACGAACGGGATTGCCTTTCTGATTATAGCCAACCGTTACATATAGTTTGTAGTGGTCGTCAGCAAGTTCTTTGATGCTGCCATTCAATCTTCTTTTCTTATCCACGTTTCCACATCCTCATAGTTTAATTTAGCGTGAAACTGTTGTTGTTCTTCGTTAATCCACACATCATCTACATTGTTTAAAGCAACGTCTGGATAAATCATGCCAACACTCTGTAACTCATACCATAAGTCTTTAGTTATATCTTTATCATCATACCTAGATAAAGAGAGGTGGATGTAATCCTTAAAATAATAGATAAATAAACTGTATTTCATATCAATATCCATTGACCTCACACGCAATGCTTTTGTGTTTTTCGTAGCTTGACGGCAGAAATCCTTTTCTAGTGAAGATAAGTCTTTGATTATCATAATATTTTCCCCCTGTTATCGTATATTTGATTAAAAGATACGAACTTATGTTCTTTCCCACGTGAAAAGAAAAGGCTGTTAAGCCTAGTCTTTTATTTGACTTCTATCGTTTTCTCGCCTAAATCTTTACCATCTATACCTTGATTGGCTTTTAGTTCAACCGGTGTAATATCGTCATCAAGTTCATAAGCAATGGCATTAGCAACAGTCCCATTTTGCTTGATAACTTCAGATTGAGTATCCAAGAACTTTTCATCTGGAAGAGAAGCAACATTTAGTTCATTCACGCTATCAGGGTTATTATCTTGAAAAGCAGAAAATACTGCTATCCAAGCAATCAAAGGATCAAGTTCTTTCTCAGTTAAATTAGTAGTATCATACCAAAAAGCGATAACAGGTTTCTCACCATATTCGTTTCCTGTTTCACCGACCGGTATAATTTTCGTGTCAGTTATATTTATTTCTAGATCATTAATAACTAACTCATCATCTTTAAAATAGAAGTCTTCATTTTTACTTTCAGATTCAACAGCCTTACTTTCTTCTTTTGCTACATCAACTTGAGATGCTGCTTGTTTTTCTGGTGTATTAGACTCTTCTTCATTGCCACAAGCTCCTAAAACTAAACCACAAACTCCAAGCGCTACAAGTAACTTAATCTTCTTCATATGTATCTCCTCCTATTTTTTAAAAGTTTCTTTGAATATTAATTAATCTGCCTATTATTTTTACTTCATTTAATTCTTCTCCAGATATAAAAGTAGGCGAGTGTTCTGGATTAGAAGGAGTGAGCATGATTGCTCCGTCCATTCTATTGACGCGTTTTAATGTTGCCTCGTCTCCATTAATTGCAACAGCGTATATCTTATTTTGAATAAAATCAGCTTCTTTTTGTATTAAAGCTAAATCTCCGTCTGCAATACCATCTCCAGACATGGAATCTCCCTTTGTTTTTAAAACAACATAGTCATGACTCATATCTAAGTTTGATTTTGAATAGGCCTGTGTACCTTCGTATTCAGTATAAGAAATGCCACCAGAGCCACATTTAATTGTCCCGACGATTGGAATGTAGACCATATCCTCCTTATCTAAAGAAGCTAAAGTTATATTTTTTATATTAGTTCTACCATATAAGTAATCAACTGAGACATCGAAATAATCGGCCATCTTATTTATTATATCTTGAGAAGGTTCATTTCTCTCGTTTTCGAAATGAGAGTAAGCTCCTCTTGTTACGCCCAAGTATGCAGCTACTTCATCTTGTGTCTGTTGCTTACCTGTTCTTAAGTCTCTTAAACGTTGACCTAGCATTATCGCCACCACCTTATTAGCTATATTTTAACAGAACAAAGATACAAAAAGTATCACTAGTAAAGAAATATACAAAATGTATCAACTAATGCTTGACGATACATAATGTATCGTGTATATTAAATACATAGAGATACAAAACGTATCAAAGGAAGGAAGTGAATTATGATGTGTGAAAGAAGGAAAGGGTTAATCCAAGAGAGAGAATCAAAGAACTTAACCCGTGAGGAACTAGCGGAGAAATTAGGAGTAGCAGAGATAACTGTTAGGAAAATAGAAGAAGGTGGCAGAAATCCCAGCATCAATATGGCTAAGAGATTTGCTATCTATTATAAAAAAGATCTAACAGAATTGTTTCCTGATATTTTTTTACTCTCGTTCGATACGAAACGTATCGGAGTTAAGCGCTAATGACTTATATTCAGTATAACCCAATAACAATCGTAGTTAAATAATCTCATCTATGTAATTAAGTGGTGAAACAAGTGAGCAAATCTTAAATAAAAATAGAAAGAAGGAAAATGATATGTCAGACGGAAAAGTAATAGTAGATGTATTGGTTACTGATGAAGCATTAGGAAAAGCGGTCAAATTGGTTGAGCTATTAAAAGAAGCCAAAACGCTGGCGGGCGAATTGGCTTCAATAGAATTCTCAGAAGAAAAAACACTAACTAGCGAAGGATATCTAACTGCAAAAGGACCGAATGTAAGACGAACTATTTAAAAATATGTTCTTTAATAAAAGTCCATTGTTCGTCAGAAGCGATACCTTGATAACTATCTTTGAGTTCACATATAAACAACCTATCGTTGTTGTCTATGATGTGATCAAATTCTTTAGCTATCTGATTTGGAGTAGAAGATGTATTCACTAACCAGAAAGACTTTTGAAGTTTTATATAAGTGTACTTTTTAATAACTTCAAATATTTGGTCATATTTCTGACCAGGGCTGTTTAAATCATAACTAATTAAATATGGTTTAAACATTTTTTTCACCTCCTTTATAGGAGATTATCTCATTCAAATTAAAAAATAGGAAGAAGGAAATTAACATGTCAAATTTAGTAATTATGAAAGATAGACAAGCCGTAACAAGTTCGTTAGATGTAGCAGAAACTTTTTCAAAAAGGCACGATCACGTATTAAGAGATTTAGACGAACTTAAAGAGGGGGTTACCCAAAATTGGGGAGACCTATTTTGGGAAGATACTTACATTCATCCACAAAATAAACAGCCCTACAGAATTATTTACATGAATCGAGACGGATTTACATTACTGGCAATGGGCTTCAATGGTAAAAAGGCAATGAGTTTTAAACTAAAATATATTCAAGCTTTTAATCACATGGAAAAAGAATTAATTGAATTAGCGAAAGATTCTTACATGATTGATGATCCTGTCAAAAGAGCTGAAAAGTGGATTCAAGAAAGAAAGCAAGTTCAGGCATTAGAACTAGAAAATCAGACGCTTGCACCAAAAGCATTGTTTGCAGATAGCGTATCAGCTTCTGACACATCTATTCTAGTCAGCGACTTAGCAAAGTTGTTAAAGCAGAACGGTATTGAAATTGGTGGAACTAGATTGTTTGGTTGGTTAAGAGATAACGGGTTCTTGATTAGACGTAAAGGTACGGATTACAACATGCCAACGCAGCGCTCGATGGAACTAAAATTGTTCCAGATTAAAGAGACAACCATCAACCATAATAGCGGACGTATCTCAATTTCTAGAACACCTAAAGTTACCGGCAAGGGTCAATTGTATTTCATTAATAAATTTATTACAGAAAAAAATAAAATCGGAATAGAGGGGTAAAGATATGGAAGCATTACACGTAAACACAGAATTAAGACAGTCAGCAAAAAGAAAGAATATAACACAGCTAACTCTATCTAGAAAAGCACACAAGGCTCACACGACAGTAAGCGGGTATTTCAATGGCGAACCTACACCAATTGGAGCGTTAGCTGATTTAGCAAACGTCCTTGACGATTCAACTTTTAGTAATGAAATGGCTCATAAAACATTCGGAACTTTGCCAGTAATGAAATCTGATACTTACTGCGATTCGCCTTTTGCGTTGGATTTTCTGCAACAAAAAGAATCGAGCGAACGAAAAGAAAGAAAAAGTCATACACTAATGATCCTTTGTAAAGTTGATGCAGCACTAACCAATCAAGATAAAGACGATTTATTGGTTTATGTAAATGAGTATCTGGATGAAATGTTAATTGAAATGAAATTAGTTTTATCAATCCTTTCTAAAACGAATATATCCTTTATGAAAGCAATATCTATGCGGAAAGCATTCTGGATTATCAAAAAATATCTTTGAGGAGATGAAAACATGGCCACTAAATTAATTGTAATTAAACCAAAAAAAGCAATGAAATCAGAAGAAGCTTGTGAGTTCTTACAAATCACAAAACCAACTCTTTACAAGTTTGCTAGAACGGGCGAAATACCTGGTAGAAAAATTGGAACGGAATGGCGCTTTAGTGAAGCAGCACTAGAAAGATGGTTATCAGAAGCAGAACCTAAAAGAAAAACAGCTTACTAGAAAGGAGCGAGTTACATGCCATTACATTATTGGTTAACAGTTATTATCATGCTATCTCTAATTTCAGTAGGAGTAGTAGTTGCTTGGAAGATAGGCTGGTCCACATATTTAGAATGCAAAGATGAACCTGATGAGTATTGGGGAGAAGAAAGTGGGGATTAAGATGAATTACGCAGAACAAATTACCGAAAATTTAAGCAATGTACCGGATTTACTAGCTGTAATAGTATTAAACGATGTCAGTCAAAGGATAGGTGACTGGTTAGCAACTGGTGGCTCAGAAAAAGCACCGTATATTCAGCAACAAATTGATCATACAAAAAGAGTTTCTGAAATGTTTGGTTCAGAAAAATAAAGGAGGGTTTGGATGTCTGAAAACGATAAAGCGTGGATTAAATATTTGAATAACCGACTAGAAAAATTAGATGAAAGTTATCAAGAAGAACGCGAATATTTGAAAGGAGAAATTGAGAAAATAAAAAAAGCCAACAAGGATTGCACTCCTGGTTGACCGCTTGGAAAATATCATTTCACTTATTATACCAGAAAAAAGGAGAGATTAATATGGCTAAGCCAACAGTAACTGAACCAGCTAATCAAACTAGAATTACCGATGAGCACGGCGATACTTTAGTAATTGAAAAACATGTTAATAGAAAAAAAGAAAATCGTATATCAGTATTTTTTGAAATGAAGAACGATGTAGACCATAGCATTGTAGAAAAGTTTGATATCTTAACTGATTTTCCAGAGAAAGAGTTTTGGAGATACATTGCAGAAACTAGATTGATGATTGGTGGTAATTAAAATGAAAGACGATAAAGAATTAAGTCTATTTCAAAGACTTTATGAAACGGATGTATCTAGTTTTATTGAAGAAAAGAAAGTTGAAACTAAAAAAGGTAAAACATTTACTTTAAACTACCTTTCTTGGGCCTTTGCTCATGCAGAAATGAAAAAAATAGATCCCGATGCAAAAGTTGTTGAAAGAGAATTTATTCATTACAGATTGTTAGGCGAACATCTTATTGAAGAAAAGAAACCTTGGCTAGCTGACCAAGCAGGAGCGATGGTAAACGTGACAGTGAAAATGCTTGATAGAGAAGAAAACGAATGGCTATATGTAATGGATAACTCCAATCAATCCGTAAGCGATCCTAATGCAGCACAAATAAATAAAACGCTTAAAAGATGTTTCGTAAAAGCATTAGCAAAATTTGGCTTAGGGTTGTCTCTCTATGTTGGTGAAGATACTAAAGCGGCAGCAGATAAAAAAACAGAACCAATGACGTTAGACAAAGCTTTAGCATACACATTAACTTTCGGAAAGCACAATGGTAAAACATTAGAAGCAGTCAACAAAGAGGGAGACGGATACATCAAATGGCTCGCTAACAGTGATAAAACGAGGCCAGAAGTTAAAGAAGCTGCGAGCATGATATTAAACCCGCCGAAAGAAGAAAATTCTCCAAAAAAAGAAGAAACGAATCAGCAAGATTCTGAAAGAAATAGTTACGAAATTAGAGATTCTCAACTCATTGCTGAACTAGAAAGTAAAGTACAACACGTTGCTAATAAAACAGGCGCAAGCGTTTCAAAACTAAAAGATTTCGTCCTAAAGTCTGTAAATCAGACTAACAAGGCAACTCATACAAAATTTGAACAAGTAGATAGAGGTTTAGCAGTTGGAACTCTAAAGACTTTAGAAATGAAATACGACCAAAAGCAAGCTGATAAAGAAAAGAAACGCAAAGAAGTTGAACAAGGTTCGATTTTAGAAAGTCACACAACTAATCCAGCAGCAGAAATATTTGGAGGTAATTAATATGACAAATGAATTAACGGAAACAGGCGAAGTGGAAATTTATGGCGTAGATTTTACGCCTTCGGTTATCACAATAAATGGTTATGAAGAATTAGAATCAACAATTAAAGGTTATGCAGCTAAATATAGAGGGTTAGTTTTTGAAGAAGAAAATATTGCTGATGCAAAAGCAATTAGAGCCGAAATGAACGGTGTTATCAAATCATTGGACAATAAGCGTAAAGAAGTGAAAAAAGCTTATAACGAGCCGTTAAACCACTTTGAGAACCGTATTAAAGCCTTGAACAATCAAATTAAAGAAGTTAACGATCCAATTGACGCAGGCATCAAAGAAGTTGAGCTAAAACAAAAGATGGATAAACAACTAGAAATTGAAAAACAAGTTAACAAGCTTTTAACAAATGAACCTGAATATATCAAAGAAAAATTTGAGTACGATTCTAAATGGTTTAATAAAACAACTTCGATGAAAAAAATAGCAGACGAAGTTGAAGCACAAGTTACTGCATTAATTGCAGAAGAAACTCAAATTAAAGCGAATCAAGATATCATTACGAATTATTGTAAAGCGGTAGATGTGGAGTCTCAAGGGTGGGTATCCCTGTTGAATACAGGACATACAGCACCAGAAGTTATGAAGATGATTGATAACAGCTTGAAAGAAGAAAAGGCTCGTAAACAAACTGAAATAGAACGCCAAGTTAAATTAGAAGAAGAACTTCAGTATAAGGAAGAACAGCAACGGATTAAAGAAGAAAGCTACGTTGAAGTAAGTGCAGAATTTTTAGAAGGCCCATTAAGTTTTATGGAAGATGACTTGGATTTCTTAAATGAACCACCTTTCGAATCGCCAGAAGTAGAGCAAGTTAAACCTTACACAGTCACATTAGAACTAACTGGAACAATGGATCAACTAGAAAAACTAAACGGATATATTAAACAACTAGGATTAAAAGTAACAGCTTCATAAGGAAGTGACTAAATGGAATTTCAGGGCAAATTAAAATCGTACGGATCTAATCACATGACAATCGACATTCCAGAAGGCTTTGATATTCAAGAAATCAGACGTAAAACGCTTGATGGAATGTTGGCTGTTGATTTTTACGAGAAAGCAAAGATAACAGCAGAACAAAGAAAGCTTATATTCGCTTTGGTTGGTGACATATGTCAGCACACTGGTTATCCAGATGATGAAATGCACATCAAAATGAAGTATTACTTTATGGCCGAAACAGGATGCGAAGTATTTAGTCTTGCTAGAAACAAAGTGACTAAAGAGTTCGCTGCAACATACATTGAATTCATTATCGAGTGGTGTTTAAAAGAAAACATACCGTTTATGTATCGTGAGTATCATTTATCAGCAGATATAAACAGGACATTATTTATCTATTTGAAGTATAGAGCTTGCTTCGTTTGTGGAAAGAAAAACTCACAAATAGCACACGTCGAAACAGTTGGTAGCGGTAGGAATAGAAACAAGATAGATCATAGGAATCATCATTTCATGTGCTTATGCGGTGAGAAACATCATCCAGAACAGCACAATATCGGAATTGACACATTCATGAAGAAGCATCATCTGGCACCTATTAAGCTAGATGAACAGACAATCATATCGCTTGGGTTAATGAGTAAGAAGCAACTGTATGAACTGAACAAGGAGGAAATTTCTAATGTCTGATAACAAGAAATATTATTACATCAAGTTAAAAGAAAACTTCTTTGAAACGGAAGAAATGATTGTTTTAGAAAGCATGCAAGATGGGTATAAATATTCAAATATTCTGTTAAAAATGTACCTAAAGAGCTTAAAGCATGATGGGAAAGTAATGCTAAATGAAAGGATTCCTTATAATTCTAGCATGCTAGCTAGCGTCACTAGGCACAGTGTTGGAGATATAGAAAAAGCGGTGAAAATATTTAAACAGCTTGGATTAATCGAAACATTCGATAATGGAACAATTTTTATATCAGATATTCAAAATTTTATCGGTCGTTCTAGTACTGAAGCTGAACGCAAGAAAGCTTACAGAGAGCGAATTAAACAAGAATCGTTGATGATAAACGGACAAATGTCCGGACAAACGTCAGACATTAGTACACCAGAGTTAGAGTTAGATTTAGAACTAGAGAAAGAGTTAGAGATAGAACTAGAAAAGAACATTGTCCAGCAAGCTGAACCCACGCCTTTTAAAGAAGTGATTGAGTATCTGAATGAGAAGACGGGTAAACAATACCGGTCGTCTACTAAATCAACTCAAAGCATTATCAAAGCTAGGTTTAAAGAAGGTTTTTCCCTTGAAGACTTTAAAACAGTTATTGATAACAAGGTTGCTGATTGGTTAAAAGATACGAAAATGAGCGAGTACTTGAGGCCTAAAACATTGTTTGGCGCTGACAAGTTCGAGGGTTACTTGAATCAAGCTAGCAAAGCTAAAAAGAAACCTGCTAAAGATCGTTACGACTTGAAGCATTTAACTGGAAGGAGTGGAAACGTTGAAGGACCTGCAACCAATACTAGAGAAACTAATGAGGACTACGAAGACGACCTTCCTTTCTGAACACTGTACTGAAGAAGGTCATGAAAAATATCAATTTATGAAGATGGCAGATGGAACAGTGTTATGCCCGAAATGTGAAGTTGAACGTAGAAATAATGAACTTGAAGAATCAAACAAAGGGTTGCTTGAAAGGATAGATAACAGAAAGAAACATGCTTACCTTTCTCAAAAAAGTATCTTGTCAGATAAGACATTGAAGGATGCAGGATTTAAGAACTATCTGGCCACAAAAGAAGAAGAAGTTAAAAATAAACGATACATGAACATGGTAGTCAAAAGGTATTTAAGCGGTGAAGTATTTAATACATGGTTGATGGGTGATCCTGGAGTTGGTAAAAGTCATTTGTCTATGGCAGCACTAAACAACATAAACGGCTATAAAGATAAAGATAAAAAATGTTTGTATATCAGTATATCGGCCATGCTTAGAAAAATAAGAGCCGGTTTTAGTAAAGAGTCCATCTACACAGAAGACTATTTCATTAATCTGATGGGTGAAGTCGATTTCTTGGTATTGGATGACATTGGAAGTGAAACAGGCGGTATTGGTACGGATAAAAGAGCAACAGACTTCGTTCATCGTGTTCTATATGACCTTGGAGAGATAAGACAGGGGAAACCTACGATTATCACAACAAATGCTTCTTGGGATGAATTAGAGGGCATGTATGACAAGAAAGTTATTTCCAGACTTAGTAGCAAGATTGAAACCATTACGTTTACAAATACGAGCGATAAGCGCTTAGGGATATGGGAGGAGTCAAAATAGTGAGTAAAAAGTGGGGTAAATATCAACACGAGATTCACCAAATTTATTGTGGTGACCAGAACGATTGTAATCGCTGGTTAAAAGAAAATAGTGAAGAAGTAATAGTAGATATACAAACTAGCGCGAACCATGACGGAGAGTTAGTAACAATTATATATAAAACAGATAAACAGGAGGAAGAAAAATGAAATGCAATCATCCAGAATGTTTTGAAGGAGTTAAGTATGAATCAACAAGTTTCGGCTTACTAAATATAACTAAATGTGAATACTGCACCAGCGAAGAAGATAGCTGGGAACGTTCAAAATTAATGATGAAACAAAGGTTTGAAGCAAAAGGACTTAAGTGGGAACAGGAGGAAACCCGAAATGTTTGTTAAAGAATACGCTCTTTATAAAGGAGAAAGAATGTTAGCGATCGGCACAATGCAAGAAATAGCATATGAAATGAAAATAAAATTAAATTCTGTTAGATACATCAAAACTCCTAGTTACCAGAAAAGAGGAACAGGAAAGAATAGACGCGTATTAGTAGATTTGGAGGAAGAAAAATGAGAACGATGAAGAAAAGTCGAGTTGGTCAGCCGTTAAATGATTCATTTGATGAAATACGTGATCCGGACAAGAGAAATGGAGTAGCTGATGACAAAGCATTTATGCGTTCTTTAAGAACTAAAAGGCCGGACAGCCTAACGATTCAAGAAATTAGGAAGATTGGAACGGTTGCATTAACAGGCATTGAGTATAGAGAACGAGTTGATTGTGTGATAGCTGGTCTCTACCGAAAGAAAGCAGAATCAATGGTGCGGTTTGATGAAGAATCAACGATAAAAATAATTAGTGAAATTCAATTGCTGGAAAGTCTGATGGAAGAAGAATAGGAGGATTAGCATGACCAACAGGAAAGAAGCTATTAATTACCTACTTGAATTAGAAAAAGAAGAACCCAAATGGACCGAACTACCAGAAGATGATACTAGAATTGTTAAATTAAGATTACTTTTCAGCGCTGAAAGTAGTAAAGCATCAAGTTCTAAGAGAGGTAAAAGAAGAAAGTGGAAGAAAGTTAGAATGGTCCACAAAGGTAATGAAAAGATTTTTAAAAGCTTATCTGAACTCTGCAAGCAAATGAATTTTAACAAGGATAGCGTAAAGAACTACCTAGATATGAATAGAGAGTATAAAGGAATGCTCTTCTACAGGGTTTATGAAGATGAGGAGGTAACTAAATGAGAAAAATCAAGTTTAGAGGAATGAGCTTAAATGGTTGGGTGTACGGTCATTATGTTGTTATTGAGGAGAAGGCAAATCCAGCTGAATCAACTATTTGGGATTTGATTGGGAATATCGGTACACCTGTTGAATATGAATCAGTTGGGCAATACACAGGTTTAAAAGACAAGAACGGTGTTGAAATTTATGAGGGCGATGTTTTAGAGAAAGAATTTCATCAAAGTTATTATGTTTCTTTTGGAAATGGCAAGTTCATAGCTATTTCTACAGAAAGGGTGCAAGCAATAAACTGGGAACCTTGGGATTTGAATAAGATTTTGAAATTTGGATATGTAAAAAAAACTAACATATATGAAAAAAACTTATTGGAGGAAATATAATATGAAAAAACTATTTAAAAAACTAATCATCACACTGTTAATAGGATTCGTGTTCTTAGGTGCAGGACTTAAAGTGTTAGCTGCTACTGGATATATTCAATGGGGCGGAACTGAAGCGAAAGAACATATGCTTGTAACGTTTGATTCCACTTTAAAGAATATTACCAAGCTTAAATCAGATAACAATAGCAACAAACAAGTAGTTAATGATTTAAAGCAGCAGGTTAAAGACAAAGAACAGACGGTTAAGGACAAAGAGCAAGAAATTAAAGACAAGCAACAAGAAGTAAATGATAAACAAAAAGAAATCGAACGCAAACAGAAGGAAATAGATGAATTAAATAAAAATCATAATAATAACAGCGATCAATTAAAACAGGCCGAAATTGATATTAAAATGCTGGATAAAGAAGCGGATAAGTTGCTGGAAGCTAGTAAGTAGGGGATAGGAGGAAACAATATGAGTAGAAACTTGTTTTTAGAAGAATTATCCGATTTAAAAGATTTTTTGGAAGTTATTGCGTATCAACCTATAACAGAGTCAGAAACTAAAAAAGAAATCGAAGTAGCTTTAAATTCAGTTTGTAAAATGATTAAAAAATACGACATAAAACAACAACCTGTAACGCTGCTAATCAAATCATACGATGAAACGTTACACAAACAACAAATCACGAAACAACAGGCTGATGAGATTGTGGAGGAATTGAAATGAAAAGAGAAATTGAAACTATATTTGGTTTAGCATACCAAAACAATTCAGGTGGGTATATTATTCAAAATGATGATGTTGATGGGTATGTGGCTACTGAAGCGATAAATGAAAATGATTTGCATAACAGATTTGTAAATATAGTTGAAGATAATTCAGAATGGTGCGAATGTTGTGGTCCTAGATGGCAAGACATTTCTTCTGAAGATTGGAATGGGAAATCATATTCTCTTGAAAACTTTAAAACGGTTGATGATGGTAATCACGATTGTATTTTGCATATGCTTGATGGTACTAAGAAGAAAGTAAAATTTATAGATAATGATTAAACACATTATAAAAGCAATTCAGTTCTTGTTTCCGGAGTATGAAGAGAATCATAGGGAGGATTTAGCCATGAGCATATTCAAGGGTGAGTTTGAAGCTAACAATACATTTTACTGGTGGAAGTCAAAAATCAATACACCACCAGCAGGGACAAGATATTGCGTTTATGGTGTTTTAGGTACGTTGGAGGAACCTGAACCGAAAGAGATCGATCGTTGCGACCTAATCCTCTTTTATTATGGCAGTCGTGACGGAATGGTAGAGAAACTTAAATTGGAGCGTGTGAGATGATTAACAACGTAGTGTTGGTAGGAAGATTAACAAAGGATATTGATTTAAGATACACAGAATCAGGAACAGCAGTTGGAAACTTTACCTTAGCTGTAAATAGGCAATTTACGAACCAACAAGGAGAACGTGAAGCGGACTTTATCAATTGTGTAGCATGGAGAAAGACAGCAGAAATTATAGCTAATTATACTGCTAAAGGTTCAATGATTGGAATACAAGGGAACATCCAAACTAGAAGTTACGATAATAACGAGGGTAAAAGAGTATACGTTACCGAAGTTGTTGCTCAATCTGTTTCTTTATTAGATAGCAAGAAAACGAATGAAGGTAATCAACAGAATAGCAATAAGGCAAGTAACTCAACCAACACTCCTAGTAATATTGGTAAAGACCCATTTGACAAGAGCAGTCAACCGATAGATATTTCAGATGATGATTTGCCATTCTAAGGAGGTAGCGCATGAAGAAGATTAACGACAATATAGGCTATACAATTGGAACGGTATTAACGACAGTAGTTTTATTTATTATCAGTTTAGGAATAGTTGCTGCAATAGGTATTGGAGTATTAAAGATATGGCTCTACTTTTTCGGTTTAATCCAAGTAGTATTTTAGGCGGTGTTTAAGTGGATTTCAAACAAATTAAACTAGAAGAAGTGGCGACATTACAGGGTTTGTGTGGTACAATAGTAGTAACGAATGGCATGCTATATTATAAAGAACTACCAGATTTTGGCAGTACGATATTAAATCTAACAAGCCATGAAGGCAAGGTAACCATTATCGAAGAAAGCGTTAGCAAGAAAACTAAATTATAGACTGACTGGAAAACCAGAGGTCACGAATATACTACTCAATACGAGTTTTATATTTGTGGCCTCTTTCTGTTTTTTTAGAAGGAGGGAAGCTATGAAGTACACTTATCAATTTGCTACTGACTATAGAGGTGAATTAAGACAGCTTAGAAGGCAACGTGACAAACTAATAAGGGACAAGGCATTAATCAAAGAACTATTGAATAACGCTAATGGAATAGAGCTAGAACTAGAGCTATCGAAGATTGAAGCAGATATAAAAATAGTCGGTGGCATGATCAGCAGTACAGAATACGCTTTGTTCTGGATAGAGAGTGGATTTGAGCAAGGAGCCTATGAGAAGAGACCTATAACGAATGCTAACAAGCAAGTGAGAACGCAATTATGGGGTGAGGTAGAAAACGCACCATTCCTGCAGCAAGAAGAAAGTGGCGATCCGTTATCAGAAGAAGAGCAGGCATTATTAGAAGAAGTCCTAAATACTTTACCAGAGATAGAACGTTCAGTTTACATATCTATTTATGGCAAAGGCAACACTCAAGAGCAGACTGCAGAGTTTATTGGCATAC